ATGAGCGTGGCCTTAAAATTGCGGTTCGTGGTATGAAACTCATCATTCCAAAAGAACTTCAGTTTATTGCCGAGCGTGTTATCAACTCAAATCTGCGTAGCGGAACAGCTGATAACGACAACAACGCTATGAAGTCCATGGGTATGTTGCCTGAAGGTGCAGTGGTTAACCACTTCCTGAACGACAGCGACGCATACTTCATCAAGACTGACGCACCAAACGGCTTTAAATACTTCAACCGTTCACCGATCAAGACTGCCATGGAAGGCGATTTCGATACAGGGAACATGCGGTTTAAAGCTCGCGAGCGTTACTCTTTCGGTGTATCCGATTGGCGTTCAGTGTTCGGTACTCCGGGCGCAGCTTAATAACTTAACTTTGTTATGTTGGATTGGGGCTACTTCGGTGGCCCCTTTCTTTTGTTTAAATAGTCTGTATAATGGCTTTATCCCTGACAGTCGCAAGGTGCGGCTGACACTAGCCACGACAGGAGAATCACATGGCTTTATCAACTTTTTCCGGACCCGTTCGTTCCAACAATGGTTTCCAAATCCCCGTAGTTACTACTGCTAACCTCCCTGCATTTGGTGATGTTGCAGTTGGCACAGCTTACATCGTTAGCGACAATGGTGCTGGTAACAACGAATATTGCATCGTTATTAATACAGGCGCAGCTTGGGTAACGGCTGTTGGCGCAGCACTTAGCTAATAGGAGCTTTTAATGGCTGGTTCTGATGTAAGAGCAAAACGGTTAACGGCCACTGGTTCCGCTGGTGTCGGTCCTGCGCGTATACGTCAGGTTCAAGTTAAAACAACTACCGGAACCCCTCGTCTAACTATCTCAGACGGCAATGGGGGCACCACTGTTTTGGACATGGATTTAGACGCTTCGGACACGCATTCCGTAAATATTCCGGATGAAGGCATTAGAGTAAGCGATATTTATATTGCGACTTTTACTGCTTGTACGTCGGTGACGGTATTCTATAGCTAAGAGGGTTAAGCATGGCTTCTGATGTAAAAACAACGTTTTTAACGGCTTCGGGTAATGTTTTTGCAGGCAGAACTCGGGTTAAAGCCGTTCATTATCACTCTAACGCGGTTACCGGAGAGCTTATCCTTCGAAATGGCGGCGCTTCGGCTGAAATTAAACTTAGGATGGGCTTTCATCAAAATACGGATGACAGCATTTATATTCCAGATGAAGGAATACTGTTTGACAGCGGCTGTTACGCAGAACTTACTGATATGGATAACATCACTGTGTTTTTTAACTGAGGTTAGCTATGGCTACGACAAAAGACGTAACTAGAACTCCTTCCGGTAAAATAAAGTACCGGGGGGAGACTTTTCCCGGCTTTAATAAACCTAAACGAACCCCTAACGCGTCTAAAAAGAGCGCAGTTTTGGCTAAAAAGGGCAGCGAAATAAAGCTTGTGAGGTTTGGCGACCAAAACATGTCCATAAAAAAGGATCAGCCCGGTCGCCGCAAGAACTTTAGGGCTCGGCACTCGTGTGACACTGCAAAAGACAAATTCACGGCCCGGTATTGGTCCTGTAAGGCTTGGTAACATGGCATATTCTAGGAAATCTAAAAAAGCTTCCTCCAAAAGCAAGGGCAGTAAGATTTGTCCGGAAGGTAAAGCTTGGGCACAACGAACTTTTGACACTTACCCTTCTGCTTATGCCAATATGGCGGCTTCTAAGTATTGCAAAGACCCTAATTACGCCAAAAAATCTAAAGGCGGAAAACGGAAGGGCTCGTAATGGGAAAATTAAAGGATTGGGTTGATGAAGATTGGGTCAGAATTGACAGCCAAGGTAATATCGCAGGCAAGTGCGGGACTTCTAAAAATAAAAAGAACCCTGATCGATGCCTTCCACGATCTAAAGCAGAGAGTCTTAGCAAGTCTGAACGAGCTTCGACTGCTCGCAAGAAAAAGCGTGAAGGCGCTAAAGGAAAGCAAGTTGTTTCGAATACAAAAGCCGCCAAAGTAACTCGTTTGGCCTATGGTGGAGAAGTGTCTGCAACTAAAGCAAAACGTCCTTTTAACGGTAAATCCAAACCCGGAACGGCTGTGGCAAGGGGTTGCGGCATTATCTTGGCGGATCGTCGTAAGAGAACAAAAGGTTCGGTGACTCAGGGATGAACTTAGATTTTTACAGTGATCCTACGGAAAAAGCTCTGGTCACTGAAATTATGTGTTGGTCTAAGGCGGCGTTAGAAGAACCTAGTGTGCATTTTAACGGACTTCCACCGTGTCCGTTTGCAAGAACGGCGTGGTTAGAAGACAAGGTTTCAATACTTTTTAAAAAAGAAGACTCCTATCAGACCCTGTATTCGTGCATTTCTATGTTTGATGACGCGTTTGATTTGGTAATTATTGTTGACTTAAAAAACACAAAGAATCCCGAAGACTTTCACGAATATTTGGACGATTTAAATCTTAGAATTTCTGAAGGTATGTTTATAGACAAAGACATTTGGTTAATGGGGTTTAACCCGGAAGATGAGCCGAGCGATTTTGTGGAAGACGTTACTTTTAATTATGACGTTGACGATGAATATAGCATGATTTTTGTTCAAAGGCTTTCTAAGTTGCAGGAAGCCGCAAACAGGTTGGACAAAAAGGGATACTATGATAGCTATGACAGTGAATACAACTCTACAGAAATATACTTTAACCGTGAAAAACTGTACAGGAGACTAAAAAATGGCGATGAAACCTAAGAAGATGCGTGGCGGCGGCATGGCAAAGAAGATGCGCGGTGGCGGCATGGTTAAGAAGATGCGCGGTGGCGGCATGGTTAAGAAACTTCGTAGCGGTGGAGCCGTTCGTAAATCTAAAAAGTAGGTTAAAATGGCGTTATCTGGAACAGCAGACTTTGAACTAGACGTTGCAGAGTACATTGAAGAGGCTTTTGAACGGTGTGGCTTAGAGGTCCGGACGGGGTATGATTTAAAGACTGCAAAACGGTCTTTAAACCTTATGCTTGCGGAGTGGGCAAACCGTGGTCTAAATCAATGGACAATAAAACAACGTAGTCAAGCAGTTACGCAAGGCACAGGAAACTATGCGATTGACGCGGACGTTATTGATGTTCTTTCTGTAATAGTCCGGCGGGATAACACTGATTACGCGCTTGATAGGTACAGTAGGGAAGAGTTTTTGACGATTCCAAACAAAACCACTCAAGGACGTCCGTCTCAATTTTTCTTAAACAGACAAATAACCCCGACGCTACAACTTTGGCCTGTTCCGGAAAACGATACAGACATCGTTTTTTATGATGCTTTAACTCGAATGCAAGACGCTGACACGTTTATCAACACTGCGGACATGCCGTTCCGGTTTTACCCATGCTTGGCCGCAGGTTTAGCGTATTATATTGCCATAAAACGCGCTCCACAAAGAATTCAAATATTAAAAGCCGCGTATGAAGAAGAGTTTGAACGCGCTATGACAGAAGATCGGGATAGAGCTTCTTTTAACGTCGTACCTCGGTACGAATATTTTAGGGTTTAGCGATGTCTAAGTTCGCCACAGGTAAAAACTCTTACGCTATATCTGATCGTTCCGGTTTTCGGTATCGGTATAAAGACATGCGCAAAGAGTGGAACGGCCTGCTTGTGGGAAGAGATGAGTTTGAGACAAAGCAGCCCCAGTTAGGACCCTTTAGAAAGGTGTCCGACGCTCAAGCCTTAAAAGACGCTAGGCCCGAGCCTAGTAACCCAGAAACACCTTTTATGGTCGTAACTACAAATGGGATTGTTTATTTGGGAAACGGAAATTGGTCTACTTCAGCGGTGGCTCAAATGCCGACAGAACTAGATGACACAGACGCTCTTCTTGGGGCTGTGGGCACAGTAACGGTGGTTATAACATGAGTTTTACATACGATCAGCTAAAGCAAGCCATTCAGGATTACACCGAAAACAGCGAAACTTCGTTTGTTTCTAATTTACCGTTCTTTATTCGTGCTTCTGAGGAGCGAATTTTAAAAGCCGTTCAATTAAACTTCTTTAGACGGAACCAGACGGCTACTTTGACTCAAAACAACAAGTATTTAAACTGTCCCAGTGATTTTTTAGCGCCTTACTCGCTTTCCTACACTGATGGGTCTAGCGATAAAAACTTTCTAGAGTTTAAAGACGTTAACTTTGTTCAAACGTTTACGCCGGATTCCTCTACGGCGGGTGCTCCTAGATATTATGCTCAATTCGACGTTTCGAATTTTCTTGTCGGTCCGACCCCTAATTCCAATTACGCCGTTGAGTTACATTACTTTTACAGGCCTGCCAGTATTACTGCCGGGGCGGGAAGTGGCACAACGTGGCTAAGTATAAACGCCGAACTTGCGCTTTTGTACGGTGCGTTAGTAGAAGCTTACATCTTTATGAAGGGAGAACAGGATGTTATGGCTCTCTATGACAAGCGTTTTCAGGAAAGCTTGATGGGGATGAAATTACTTGGAGAGGCCAAAGAGCCGACTCAAGATTACCGTGTTGGGCAAGTTATAAGGGCTAAACAGTAATGTTTAAGATAGATGTTAGCATACCGGAAGAGCCTTTCTTAACGGTAAAAACTACAGAAAACAGGGGGTTTACCCCTGACGAAGTTGCTGAACGCTGTGTAGAAAAATTGATTAGCGTATCGGACGGAGCACATCCTGCGATACGAGATCAAGCTAAAGCGTTTCAAAAACACATGGAAAAGGTCGTTGCTTTTTATATGCGAGAAGCTATTCGCAGTGACCGCACAACTGTGTATAATGCCCTAAGAGACGCTGGGCACCCTGAACTGGCTGACGCAATAAGGAGACTTTAAAATGGCGATCACACAAGCAATGTGTACGTCTTTCAAGACAGAATTACTTGAAGGCAAACACGATTTCACTAACGGGGCTGACACAATGAAGTTAGCTTTGTTTACAAGCTCTGCTACGCTTGACGCAACCACGACCGACTACTCGACTACGAACGAAGTGTCTGGGACGGGTTACAGCGCAGGCGGCGGTACGTTGGTAAACGTAACTCCAACGTCCTCTGGCACAACAGCGTTTACTGATTTCAACGACCTGACTTTCTCGTCGTCTACGATCACTGCAAACGGTGCGATGATTTACAACACCCAAACGGGTGGCGGATCAGGTACAACAAATGCGGTTGTTATCTTGGCGTTTGGTTCTGATAAGACTTCGACCAATGGTGATTTTACTATTCAGTTTCCCACTGCCGACGCGACAAACGCCATTATCCGTATAGCCTAAGAGGTAACTCCTTATGGCGTCGATAACCGGATGGGGTAGAGGTACATGGTCCCAAGGCGCTTGGGGCGAAGCCATTCCGGTTATTCTTACGGGAGAGGCCGCTACAGGTGCGGCTGGTTCTGTTGCGGTTGTCGCTGAATCTAATATCCCGGTCACAGGGCTTGAGGCTACAAGTGGTGTAGGCTCCGTAGTCGTTGCGATTGGGATTGATGTTGCTGTCACTGGCGAAACTGCTACGGGCGGCGTTGGTTCTGTTACAGCTACAGGCGATTCTCTTGTTGTACCAACGGGTATTGCTGCGGTTTCTGCGGTCGGTACAGTAACCGCCTCTGGGAACTCGGTGCATGTTATCGTTCAAGAGGAAGAAGCTCTTGGCGAAACAGGCTCCGTTATAGTTTCCTCTGACGCGATAGTTTCGGTCACAGGTGCTGCGGGTATTGGGGGACTCAACTCTGTTGTTGTCGCTGCGGAGTCTAATGTACCTGTCACGGGTATCGCGGCTACGGGTAATGTTGGTTCGGTTACAATCCTTGCCGATGCCCTTGTATTGCCCACTGGCGTGGACGCCACGGCTGACGTTGGCTCAGTTGTGGTCATTTCCGACGCGGTTGTGCTGCCCACAGGAGTTGAGGCCGAGGGCGAGCTTGGCGAGGTAGAGATAGGCATTCAAGTCGATGTTCCAGTAACAGGCTTGGAAAGTACGGCAAATGTTGGTAGTGTAGTTGTAACCGCTGATACTAATATTTCAGTAACGGGCCTAAGTGCCACAGGCGAAGTTGGAAGTATCTTTGTTTGGAGCGAAATAGACCCGAACCAAAACCCGAACTGGACGGGGATTTCGCCGTCACAGTCGCCTAGTTGGACCGAAGAAACGCCGAGTCAAACCCCCGGCTGGACAGATATAGCGGCATAGGAGAAGAAAATGCCTAGTACATATACAACCGCCAACGGCATTGAGCTTATTGCCACTGGTGAACAGTCTGGGGCTTGGGGGGACACAACAAACCTCAACCTTCAAATTGTTGACCGCGTTCTTACGGGCGTTGGAACGATTACTCTTTCCGGCACGACTCACACTCTAACCACTACGGACGGCGTTTTGTCGGACGGGATGTACAAGGTTTTAGTTCTGAGTGGCTCACCTTCTGGTACGAACACCATTACTATTGCCCCAAACGACGCGCAGAAAACGTACATGGTGTACAACAACTCGGGTCAATCCGCTATATTTACACAAGGCTCTGGAGCAAATGTCACTGTAGCTAACGGCGACACCAAGTTAATCTATACAGATGGTGCGGGAGCGGGAGCGGCGGTCTTTGATTTTACGGCTAATTTGGCTATGTCTTCTGTCAACATTACGGGCGGGTCCATTACTGGTATAACAGACTTGGCCGTTGCGGATGGCGGTACTGGCGCTTCGACTGTTTCAGCCGCACAAACAAATCTACAAGTAGACCCGGCTGGCACAGCCGTGGCCTTAGCAATCGCCTTGGGTTAGGATAGAAAATGGCAAATACTTTTAAACGAAAACTTTCAAGGGCCATAGGCACTTCGTCTACGGCAGTTGGCGGCTACACGGTTCCAAGTTCCACATCGACTACGGTCATTGGCTTGGTGGTGTCGAACGTAACTTCGTCTCAAGTTTTGATTACGGCCACGGTCAACGATGGATCAAACGACACGCACCTCATTAAGGATGCCCCGGTCCCTAGCGGCGGGGCTATTGTTATTGTTGGCGGCGATCAAAAAGTTGTTCTTGAGACCGCCGATAGTGTTAAAGTCCAATCGAACACGGCGGCGTCTGTAGACGTAGTAATGAGCATTCTGGAGATCACCTAATGTCATACCTTGGAAACCCACCCGCAGAGGCGTTTACTACTACCGTTAAGGACAGCTTCGACGGTGATGGTTCCACTACGGGTTTTACAATGTCTCAGCCCAGCGTCACGAACGACGTTCGTGTTGTTGTTGAAAACGTGGTTCAAGACCCCACCGTTGCATATACTTGCGCGGGGACTACGCTGACGTTCACTTCGGCTCCCCCTGCGGGCACAGGCAACATTTACGTTGTGCACTTGGGTCCGGCCATTCAGACGGCACAGCCCCCTGCCGAGATTTCCAATGCGACTTCGTTTCTTAACACTGTAGCTTTTAACAACAACACCTCCTACATTGATAACGCTAAGGCGATCTTTGGGGCGGGTAACGACCTTCAAATATTTTCTGATGGGACTTCTGGACAGGTAACCGGGAGCCTTACGATTTCGGGCGGGATTGTTGTTGGAAGTGCGTTGGACATCCGAGAGGTGTATGAAAAGGTAACGACTCAGGTTTCTACTACGGGAACGATAACCTTTGATACTACGGCGCAGGCAATTGAGTTTTATACAGCGGATCAAACGGCTAACCGCACGATTAACTTTAGCAATGTAAACGCTAATTTGGCCGTAGGTCAGTCCGTTACTTCAGCAGTTTTGCTGACCAATGGGGCAACACCCTATTATTTAAACGTGTATCAAGTTGATGGATCGGCAGTCACACCTAAATGGCAGGGCGGCACTGCTCCCTCCGCAGGTAATGCTAGTAGCATCGACAGCTACAGCTTCACTATTATTAAGACTGCGGACGCTACGTTTACAGTTTTAGCTTCGCAAACGCAGTTCGCATAAGGGTTAACGACAATGCCTACGCTCTCGACATTTGGTGCTGCATCGGCCGGAGCTTTTGGTTTCGGTAAAGGTGGAAATCCGTTTATGGAGGCCACTGGGGGAACAATTACAACGGACGGCAACTTTAAAGTACATACGTTCAACTCTTCTGGAACCTTTACAGTAACGAAGCTCGGCAACACACCTGTTGTTGACTTTTTAGTTATAGCGGGCGGCGGAGGTGCGGGTGGCGCAATAGATACAGGAGCAAACGGTACGGGCGGCGGAGGCGCAGGTGGTTATCGCACTAGCGCAGGAACTTCTGGAAACAATAGCCCTGCCGAAACAGCACTTACTCTTTCCGAAGCAAGCTACACAGTTGCAGTCGGTTCGGGTGGTTCGGGAGGACAGTATTCTAACGGACAAGGTGTATCTGGAAGCAACTCTTCAATTTCTGGAACGGGGATTACTACAGTAACCTCTACGGGCGGTGGCTACGGCGGTTATTACAAGCAGTATGGTGCGAGCGGTGGATCAGGCGGCGGCGGTGGTGGGCGTAATAATTACACAGGTGGTAGTGGCACTGCAAATCAAGGCACGAACGGCGGCAGAAACATACTAGGAAATACATCGGGAGATGCCGGAGGCGGGGGCGGAGGTGGAGCTAGTGCATCTGGCAATGACGCATCGGCAGATTCTGGCGCAAATGGCGGTAGTGGTTTGGCTTCTACAATTACAGGTACGTCCATTACTCGTGCTGGCGGCGGTGGAGGCGGCGGAAATTCAGGCGCAGGATCAGGCGGTAATGGCGGCGGAGGAAACGGAACGTCAAGTACGGGAGCAAGTGGCGGCGCAGGGGCAATTAATACTGGCGGCGGTGGAGGCGGCTGTGATTCGTCAGGCAACGGCGGTAATGGCGGCTCGGGCGTAGTTATCATTAGATATCAGTTTCAGTAGAGGAAAGTAGACATGACTAGAGCAAGAGACCTAGCAGACCTTGGAAGTGGAATCACTTCTGGCGATCTTGCTGATGATAGCATTACAACGGCTAAAGTTGCTGATGCCAATGTAACTCAAGCCAAGTTGGCTGGCGAAGCTGTCAACGAGAGCAAGCTGCAAGTCAGCAATGCTCCGACAAATGGCTATATGCTTACGGCACAAAGTGGCAATACAGGGGGCATGACTTGGGCAGAAGCTCCTAGTGGTTACTGGACTAACTTGGCGGAAGTAACTTTAGGCGGGTCTAGTGTTTCAGCTATAGATATTACTTTGCCCACAGGTTACGATGTTCTTAAATTAGACATTCGTCTTCCTGTATGCGTTGGTAGCACTGCTAAAAAGCTAGAAATGAAACTGCTTGACTCCAGTAATGCGGCGGATCAATTTAGCTATGCGACAGACGTATTTGAGTCTAATGAATCCAGAGTGCAAGAAAACGGTAAGCTTTCTACGGATTTAGTCCTTAGCCCCATATATGGTTCAAACTCGCTTGATTACTGTTTTTATAGTATTCAGTTTTTGGATGTTGATAGCTCTAGTGTACATACAAAATTCCAAGGTCAAGGAAGCGGCTATGAAAATAATAACAGCAAAGGGGCAAATATGTTGAGTAGTGGAATACAGTACAACGATGCGGCTGTGACTTCAAAAGTGCGCTTTGTTTTATCTGGGGGCACAAGTTTTGCCAGTGATGACGGTTGCTATTATCGCCTTTACGGTCATTCATATTCATAGGAGACAACCATGGCAAAAGTATTATTAGACGGTGTGGTTGTAGACGCTGACGTACCCGCATCTGCGCCTAAAACAGAAGAGCAAATTAGGTCTGAACGTAACCAACTTATAGCAGCTACAGACTGGTGGGCTACATCTGACCGAACCATGACGGCAGATGAAGCTGCGTATCGCCAAGCCTTGCGTGACGTGCCGAGTCAGGCCGGGTTCCCTGCCGATGTAACATGGCCCACTAAACCGGAGGGCAACTAATGCCGTATCAAGGACGCCAGCCCAACTTAGGTGTACGAAGCCGCTTCGTTTACATTGCGACGGCGGGGCAAACCTCGTTTAGCGGCTCAGATACAAACAACTTGGTGCTTAGTTACCAAGACGGTGCTTATGTTGACGTATATCTAAACGGGGCGCTTTTGATACCCGTGACAGACTACGCTTCTACCACGGGAAATACGGTGGTGTTAACCAGCGGCGCGGCGGTTTCGGATACGGTAGAAATTTTAGCTTACGACATAGGCACTCTTGCAAATGCCTATACACGAGCCGAAGCAGATGCTAAGTTCTTATCAACCAACACTGATGGCGGCTTTGCGAACAGTGTATATACTGCCGCGCAAACAATAGATGGAGGATCGGCGTAATGGCTGATAAAATTCAAATACGCCGCGATACGGCAGCTAACTGGACCTCGGCCAACCCTACGCTTGCGCAGGGCGAACTGGGCTTGGAGACGGACTCCGGCCAGCTAAAAGCAGGTACAGGTACGACTGCATGGACTAGCTTGGGGTATTACAACCTTGGGGCTCTCACCGACCCAACCTTTACTGGTACGCCGATTGAAGACATTTATGTAATTTCTGGTACATCCTATGCCCTCGAGCCAAGCAACGGCTCCATCCAGACGCATACTCTGACAGGTGCTACAACGTACACGGACGCATTTTCCGCTGGTCAGGCTATCACCCTGATGATTGACGATGGCTCTGCCGCAACGATTACATGGCCCACTATGACATGGGTCAACAATGCTGGTGTTGCACCTACGTTAGCCACAACAGGCTACACAGTCATTACAGTCTGGAAAGTCGGAAGCACACTCTATGGTGCATTGGTCGGGGATGGCAGCTAATGTTAAGCCAGAGAAGTATAGGTGCGGGGGGTGTAAAAGGTCTACCCTCAGACGATGAGTTCAATACCGTATCGTTCCTGTCGCACTTTGATGGCACCAACAACGGAGTCAACAACGTCTTTGACGATAGCTCCACCAGCAACCACACAATCACAGCAAATGGAAATGTAACCCAAGGTTCCTTTAGCCCGTTTGCACGGCCTGATGGTGAATGGGCTGTGTCTTTTGATGGGTCTGGGGATAGGCTAAGAACCAATGCAGCCAATCTTGACGTTACTACAGAGGCTTTTACTGCGGAAGCATGGATTTTCCCAAGCACAGATATGGATCAATATGACATAATTGCGTGTCTTTTTGATCTAACCCACGGGAGCAATGCAAATCAAACATGGTCAATTCGAGCTGGCACTAGCAATACGGTTGAAATGATTACAGTTTCGGGTGGTACTCAAACTATTCTAAGTGCTGGAACAGTAAACATAGGCGAATGGAACCATGTCGCAATTTCCAGAAATGGTACAACTATGTATGCGGCCTTAAATGGCACAGTGACAAGCGCAAGCTGTGCTTCATCTTTAAACGGACACGAGTACTTCTATATTGGTGCGGCTGATGCTGGCGGTTCCGCTTCTTACTTTTTTGATGGCTTTATAAGTAATGTTAGATATGAGATCGGCAATGCACGATATACGTCAAGTTACACACCTCCATCCTCTGCACTAACTGCAACAGCCAACACCAAGCTCCTAACCTGCCAAAGCAATCGTTTTGTTGACAACTCTACGTCAGCACACACGATTACAGTAAGCGGGAATCCTGCCGTATCCGCCTTCGGCCCCTTCCTGACATCTTCTGTTTATGACGCAGGGGTGAATGGTGCGAGTGGATATTTTGATGGAAGTGCTGATTATTTAACTGCTCCTGACAGTGCTGACTTCCACCTTGCAAATGGTGATTACACAATTGAAGGTTGGTTTTATGTAAAGCCACAAACCTACAAACAAGCCATCATAGGTAGCTGGTCAAACACTGACCGGGGGTGGCAGGCCCGTGTAGAACCCAATAGCGGTGGCCTTAGAATGCGCTTTACTTGGACAGCAGATGGCAGCACAGATTACTCAGAAGATGGTACTATTGTTTTTAAGTACAATGAGTGGAACCATCTTGCGTGGGTAAAGTCTGGCGGTACCACTACGTTCTATGTCAATGGGGTTTTTGATAGCTCGTATAATAGCTCGGGGCATAACATATACAACTCCTCTGCGGCACTAAAGGTTGGAGATTGGGATACTAACCAAGCTGACTATGATGGTTATATGTTTGACGTTAGGTTAGTTAAAGGCACAGCAGTCTACACCTCCGCCTTCACCCCACCGACAGCCCCTCTAACGGCAGTCACCAACACCAAGCTGTTGCTAAACATGGCAGACGGTCAGGCGATTGACAGCGCAGCGCAGAACGATTTGACGTTGTTTGGTACAGCTAAAACCAGCACAACGCAGTCTAAGTTTGGTGGAGCATCTTTGTTGTTGGACGGCAATTCTGACTATGCGAATTTCCCTGAGGCCGGAGCAAACGACATTGATGGGGCAGGGGATTGGACAGTAGAGTTTTTCTGGCGGTTTAATAATAACACCTCGCCAATCTATCAGATGTTATTGACCAAAGGTTTTGGATTGCAGATTTATACAATCAATGGTGCTTTAGCTATAGCTTTAAGTGCTAGTAATAATAGCACTTACTTTATTACCACCACTGGCGGTACAACATTAAGCAACGATACTTGGTATCATGTGGCTTTGGTTAAGAATGGAACGTCATATAAGGTTTACTTGGACGGTACAGATGAAACTAATTTAGGTGGAACAAGCTCGTCAACATTAGGTACTGGCGGAGGTAGTTGGCACTTAGGTTCTTTAGAAGGGGCTGAATTATCGTACCCAGCAAACGGTTATATGGACGAAGTAAGAATATCTAGGCTCGCCAGATATACCGCCAACTTCACACCGCCAACAGAACCCTTCGCAGACAAAGGATAGTAATTATGAAGATCGCAAGACTAGATGGATCAACGGTTGGCGAAATAGCCGACCACAAGACACTCTTTCCAAACGTGTCGTTCCCCAGCACAGGCCCAGATGCAGATTGGCTGGCGGCTAATTCATGTGCCGAGGTCGTAAAGTTTTTGGCTTTCGATAGTGG